TCTGCTGCCTGAATGCTTTCTACTAGGTTATTAACCTTAGAAGCATCTACAGTGGAACCAGAGATTATTTCTCCTCTTTCAAGCTCACGCTGCACTGGGTTATCCATAAGGACACCTCTGCCTTGTGCAGCCTGCATACCTTCCAGAGAGCTATCAGTTTCTTGTGCAGCACGAACTTGAGAACGTCCAGACACAGTACCCTGTTCAGCATCAAGTCTATTTGTCTCTCTACGAACATCATCAGCAGCAGTATCAGCACGAACTGTAGCAGCATCAATAGGTCTAGGCGCTCTAGCATCCTCAGTCGTAGCTACTGTTGATGTTTGCACTACTGGTGCAGTACCAACCTGACCTTCATTAGGGTTAATCAAAGTACCGGGGGTAACTCGAATTTCAGCTACATCCGCTGTCTCAGTAAGGCTTTCTGGGTTTTGGATAATGGCTTCAGAGAGTTGTTCACCTGCAGACAGACCACCTTCAGCCATACCCGCACGTTTCTTAACAACGCGAGAGAACTTTCCCATACGTGCTGCTGCGCCGGGATTGGACGATAGGAAAGCTTCCATCATCTTAGGGTCTGTCGGCCCGTCATAGCCCATTTGTTTAAGCAAGCTATGCTGCTGTTGGGGATTGAAGTCCACTCTATGTCTCCAGACGTTTGTTGTATCTTACACTAAAATAGATTTGACTGCAAGTGTTTTATTGTGCTTCCAAAGCTGAGAGTCTAGCTTCAAGAGAGTTAATGATAGCTTGTTGTTCTTGAACGGCCTTAACCAACAACCAAGTAATCTCCGTAGCATCAAACTTCTTGATAGCTGTGGTTTCTTCATCAGTATCATTTAGCTTGGCATCATAAGTTTCAACTGTGTTTGGTAGGACAACCATTACTTCATCAGCAATAACCCCGATCCCCCTCATACCCTCAACAGTCCCACCCTTGCCGTTATACTCCCACTCACAGACACGCACCTGCATTAGTTCAGGGATACCCTTAGGGTAGTCTGTAATGTTAGACTTTAGGCGCTGATCAGAGGGGTTTGACCATGTTGTACCTGTGGCTTTCTGTGCAGTAGAACCAGCAAGAATAAGACTACCGCCAGATTCTAGAGTTAAGTTCAACCTGTTGAGCGTGTCGTTATCATTTACGGTTTCAAACAGAAGGTTACCGCCATTCAAACGTATACGGGCATCTGTATTGGTAGTATCTGTTTCCGAAAAAATAAGGCTTATGCTTGCACCTTCTAGCCGCGCGTTGCCACTAACATGAAGAGGTGCTGTTGTAGTACTTATACCATTAAGACCCAAATAACTAGCAGCAGCACCAGTGGTACCATCCCCTATCCTCATAGCTTCGCTGCTATTTGTGTCGAAGATCATTTGCACTGCGTTACCAGCACCATCACCAGCGGAACGTATACGAACTGCACCACCCGATTGGCCTGCATCATTACGGAAACCTTGTAGGAAAACGGTTGTTCCCCCCGCAGTAGCCCCTGTGTCAACGAACCCGTTTGAGACTACGACATTACTAGCAGTCACGGCTCCAGAGAAAGTACCTGTGGTACCTGCAATAGTAGATGCAGTAGTAGCACCAATGGAAGTACCGTTGATTGTACCCCCAGTGATAGTTACACTTGGTGCAGTAACTGAAGTAAAGGTTCCAGCAGCAGCAGTAGTTGCACCAATAGTTGTTGCATCAATAGTGCCACCGTTAATATCTGTGGTGGTCAATACCGAAGATGCAAGAGTAACTACACCCGTAGAGTTTGCAATAGACCCAGCAGCGGTTCCATCTTTAGCCTTCAGGTTAGTAACTTCAATGTTAGTGGTGTCTACAGTTGTTGCATTAACTGTAGTAGAATCTAGGGTGTTGATTGTGATGGCATTGATCGTACCACCCTCTACCTTGTCACCAGAGATTTGGTCATTAGCTATGGTTAATGTGCCAGCAGATACATTGAATGTTTTACCTGCCCCAACTGTAATGTCAGAGGTAGCTATGGTAGCCCCATCAATAGTACCACCGTTAATGTCAGCAGTATCAGCAACTAGAGAGTCAATATTAGCAGTACCCGTAATCCAAAGGTCACGCCACTCTCTTGAAGTAGAACCAAGATCATTAGTAGCTCCACCGGGAAGTACATGACCCTCACCAGTAATCTCCATACGGGTATCAACAGGGCCATCAAGTGCTGTCTGAAACAATAGAGAGGTTTTATTTACAGTTGAGCTAAAAGTGGCATCCGCTACAGCCTTAATACTGGCAGCAACCAGGACAGCGTCACCACCACTAGATTCATTAGGTGCTTGGAAATCCACTCCACCGAGAGTGTCTCCTGCTTCCACTGAAATGTCATCTCTTTGTATTGTGAGATTGCCACCATTAGAAGTGATAACTTTTGCGGAACTTAAAATAGCAGTACCTGCGTTAATATCAACAGTGTCCGCAATCAGGGAGTCAATACGAGCAACACCATCAATGTATAGGTCTTGCCATTCATTCGCAGAAGAACCAAGATCGTAGGTACCGTCTACTGAAGGTAAAAAGTTAGAGGCTGCTCTTGCAGTAAAAGTTACAGTATCAGCAGTAGTATCACCTAGAGTGGTATTACCGTTTACAGTAAGGTTATTAGTGATGGTAGCAGATGCATCTACCTGAAGGGAATCAACCTGAGCAGTACCCGTAATGTACAAGTCTTTCCATTCTTTATCAGAAGAACCAAGATCATATGCACCATCTGTAGAAGGTACTAGGTTAGATGCTACTCGTGCAGTAACAGTTACAGTGTCACCTGCTGCATTACCTAGAGTAGTATCACCGTTTACAGTGAGGTTAGCTGTGATAGTAGCAGACTCGTCTACTTGAAGGGTATCTACCTGAGCAGTCCCATCAATGTACAAATTACGCCATTCATTGGTGGAAAGGCCAAGGTCATATGTATTATCTACATCTGGAACTAAGTCAGAAATAAAATCAGCAATAACATTGATAGTATCGGTTATTGCATTACCTAGTACAGTGTTACCGTTTACAGTAAGGTTAGTGCTGATGGTAGCATTACCACTCACAGTCAAGTTAGCAGTAATAGTAGCTGATTCATCAACTTGAAGAGTATCTACTTGAGCAGTCCCATCCAGATACAAGTCCTTGAACTCAAGGCTGCTTGTACCTAGGTCAACCGTGTTGTCAGTCTTAGGGCGCAAGGCTGAGGTAGTGATAACAACATCCTGAACAGGGCCAATGCCAACAATAGGCGCACCACCACCAACAGTACCATCATGGTTGTGTCCTGTGGTTGCATCCATAGCAGACTGGATTGCGTCAAACTCCCCGTCGAGGTCTGAAGCATTGATTGTGTTGCCATTGGCAATGTTGTTTGCGGTATCGTTACGAGTATAACCTGTTGCCATTTTACTGCCTGTCGTTGTTGAGGTACTCTATGGTGATAGCATCCAAAGAGAAAGGGGGTGTTACGCTAGAGAAACTATACTGAAGACTTATAGTAAAACCAGAACCAACCATCTGCGAAGTAAAAGAATATGTTAGTGTACCACCATACTTTGCAGTACCATAAATAGCAGCACCATAGAAGAAAGGGCTGTCTGTAGTATTCTGTAAGACTATCGTTGGTGGTTGAATTACATCAGCTTGGTTAAAGTTTAACACTGGGCTAACTGAGCCAGAGATAGAACCCTCTGGATTAACATAAGTGGTAAGCTTATACAAAGTCTTTCGCACTCTAGGGTCACTTAGGGGAAGATGTGGAGTAAAGTACTGAGCAGCTATGGCGGCACCATTGAAACTATTGCCAGACTCCATACGATATACAAACCCATCTCTATTAGCAAAGATGATCGTCTCAGAGGAGCCTGCACTAGAATAAACGCTGTCTGCTACATAAGCAAGAATACCATTTACTTCTGCCCAAGCCATTCCCTGCACTGTCTGGTCTACAAACTGTGTAGCCAAAACACCTGCAGCGGTTTCTGTGGTCTTACTTGATGCGTACCCAAAAAGTCTATATTGGTTTTTACCACGAATTACACAAGAAGTAAAGCTGGTATTCGAGGACACAAGAGAATTTACTTCAGACTGAATTGGACGAGATGCAACAGCAAAACCAAAGTCACCAATCTTATCGGTTGCACTGAGAAGTCTAACACCATCAGGCCCAAGGAAAGCAATATCACCACCGACTTCTTGGATCGTATCTGTTCTCACACAACCAATATCAGTAGAGATAGGCTGCAACTGGAAGTCAGAGATAGTGTTACCAACGATCCTGTGTATCTGATCTGTACTAAAGATAATAAGTTGTTCACGGAAAACAATCATACCTGTAACTACATGAGCTAGGTTGATTGAACCTGCACCATTGGCAGCAGAAAAGTCTGTATCTGTGTAGGGTGAAGTAAAGGTTAAGTTTGTTCCATTAGCAAAGAACAGGTGATTCTTAAACTGAGTCACATGGCTAGCACCAAGAACGTCCGAGGGTGCGCTAGTGATTACAGAGAAGGTAGAACCAGAATACTTAAACGGGCGATTAGCACCATCCACACCAACAAGAGTGGGAGTACCTGAGAAGTTATAACGCTCAAACCTCATCTTCGAGCTATCTGGACGGCCAGAGCTACGGAACGTAATAGCTGCATTGTCTGCTGGTGAGGAAGCTAGTGCAGGAGAGATAGCAAAAGTTGCACCACCAGAGGTCACAGTGACACTGCTGGTAATAGCATAGACTTTTTCTATACCTGCTACAGTGAAGGTGTCACCTTGCTGTGGTGTCCCAGTCAATCCATCAACTACAAGTGTTGAACCCGTTTGGCTTCCACCATTGACAAGCACAGTGCCATAGGACGGGGTATTGATCTTGATCCAACCTGATCCATCAGAAGACCAAAGGTTACTCCCACGAGCAGCAATAGCTCTCTGACCAAAATATGCAAGACCTTCGATTAGGGTTGAGTTGTTACCAAAGGTCACTACTGCTTTGTCTGCGGGAGAAGAAGCTAGAGAAGCGTTAAGTGTTAGAGAAGCAGTTTTGGCTGAGCTATTAAAGGTTACAGCAGATACTGTGTAAGTGCCAGTCACACCTGTGATAGTCAGTGTGTCTCCTACAGCAGGGGTGTCATAGATGTTTGCAATAAGCAGGGTTGTACCTGACTGACCACTACCTTGAACAAGAGGTTCACCATAGGGTGGAACAAAGGCAGCATCAAACTTTGTGTAGCCTAGGATACGCTTGTAGCCACCCTCAATAGAAGGTTCAAAGTTAGTCAAACGTCTGGCTGATCCCGGTGCTGTAAGACCTTGTTGAAGTGGGGAGATGTTTGTGACTAGTCCACCCTTAACTTCAATAGGAAATGTTTCCCATGCTGTTGGCATTAACCCACCCGCATATTTACAGAAGCGCCCCTCAGGATACGAGTATCTCTGATATATTCATAACGATTGATATAGAGACTACGCATATCTTTGATACCATCATTGAATTTTTGTAGATGCAAGGTTGCGTCTTGAGTATTACCACGGAAAGTATATGCGTAATACATGGCCCCATCTACAATGACAGGACGGAACTGCTCTGGATACACAGGAACATCTGTAGCATTATCTAGCTCAACAGTATTCTTGTAGTATTCATACACCAACTCATATGCATAGTTTGGTACAGGGTGTACACCATACTGCTGGTTAGGAGTCCTGAAGACTCTCTTGGGAAGACTTCTGATTGAGGTGTTCGTAGTGTTATACTCATCGTCCAGATAGTTCTCCAGGTAATCTTCATAAGCGATGATCTGGAGCTTCTGGGTAGTATTGTTGAAAGTACTATTACGCTTAATACGAAAGGAGTCAAAGTCTATTGTCTTTGCATCACTAGGATAAGCGTAACGAACTGTACCTGCAGTCAGCGTTTGGTCTTTTGTGAAGTGGTTAAAGGGCCACTCAAACTGGTTCTGACCAAGATACTGTAGTGCAGAGTTAATGGAGTCTTTAGCCGAGGAATAGAAACCTGTGGCTGCAGCAAAGTTAGCAGAGGTCAACTCAACTTCATTGAGCCTACGATTCACATCATTAACAAGGCCAAGAAAATTATAAGCTGACACGTTGTCTATCCTTAAAGTTAAAAGAGTACCCCCGTGAAGAGGTACTCTCTGTTATCTTAGGCTAATTAAGCCAGCGTATCACGGTCTACTTCTGCAGCAGGGAGTACCGAGTCATTGACATCAGCAACCAATGCCCACAAACGAGCAGCAGTCGTGGTCGAGGGGGCAGTACCCGAAACAACAACAACAGCGTCCACGGTGTCAGCAGCAGCAACCAGACCAGCGGTCGTACCAGCTTTGATAGTACCAGCAGTAAGGCTTTTGATCGAAGTAGCAGCCATGAAGGTTGTAGTACCGTCCGAAGCAGCAACCGTATAGGTCGTAGGGTCAGCCGAGACAGCAGCCAGAACTTCAATACCAGCAGCCAGAACCAGAGTACCTGCAGGAACCGATGGGCCTACAACAGTGGCCGAAGCAACGGGGATAGTGATAAACTTCTCAACAAGCATAGCTTTGTTACGTAGAGATTGCGAAAGAGCCATTTTATAATCCTTTCCTAGATTTATGGCAGAGTTAAAAGGTACCCCCGAAGGGATACCCTAGTGTAACTTACCCTTAGGCGAGGTTATATTTAGCAGTGGTGATTGCTTCAGGACGCAGAATCTTACGGCCATACAAGTGCATACCACGGATGATGTCTGCGAACGAGTCAGGGTCACGGTAGGTTTCGGTCTTGTTGATCTGCTCAGCCGTAGCGATAGCCGAGTCATGACCAGCAACGATCACACCGTAGTTTGAGTTCTGGTTAGCAACACCAGTCGTAGCAGGCCCAGTACCAACCGAAGGCAGGTTGTTCGAGACATACACACGGAAGCCGTTCCAGTTCGTCAGAACCAGACCATTACGCAGTGCGCCCGAATCACCGAAGTCAGCATTCAGGAAGCGCGAGTCTTCATCCATCAGTACTTCCATCAGCACGGGGTCAATCACAACCCAACGGCCAGCCTTATCGACATTCTGTTGATCCAACAGACGGCCCATACGGTTGATCAGCATGACAGGCGACACGTACTCAGTAGGCAGAGCAGTAGCGCCGGGCAGACGAGCAGCCACAGGAATCGAGTGGTCACCTTTCGAGCCAGTCGTGATGTTGCCAAAGTTACCCTTGATCAACTTCATCGAAGTCAACAGTTCGTCAGAACCAGCGGTCGTAACAGCCTTCGTACCATTCACAACGTCATTAACGGCGCTTGCGTTGGTGTTCAGAGCCGACTGCTTGTAACCCGACAGGTAGCCCAGAACTTCTTGGTCATGCTGGTCAGCCAAACGGTAAGCCGCACGGTTGGTAGCCAAGTCCATAAAGTTGACGTGCGAGTGAGCTTCTTCAATGTCGTCGATCTTGAATGCAAAGTAGTTAGCTTTGTCGATCACCAGCGAGAAGTCAGCGTCCTGCAGGTCTTGTGCTTGTACCTGAGTACCACGAGCGTATGCCGACACCGAGATTTCTGGTTCTTTGATGATACGAACAGTGTCACCCTGCGAAGAGATTTCACCGAAGTAGTCCGAATTGGTAATGTCGCCAACGATGGTTGCTTTACGGAAAGCAAGTTGGACTTTTTTGGAATAGATAACCGAAGAGAAGTTACCGTTTGGCAAATTGCCATAACCAGCAGATGCTTGGAAAGCCATGAGAAATACTCCTATGATATTTGGCTTTGATAAGAAGCTAAACAGAGCGATAAGAGGCTGATTCTTTCCTAGGGTGCATCTTCTCTTTAGGTTGATCGACCTTTGAGAGACGGGCCTGTACTTATCAGGTAAGTCTTATTTATAGTTTAGACTTTAGATAGGCAAGTAGCATTGGGTAGTCTTGATCAGAGTCCTACGCTACTTGCCCTAGTTATACTAAGTTTACCTTAGATGTCAAGCACTATCTTGCACCACCACTCATATCGTAAACAAAAGTACCATTCTGCATTGCAGCTTGAATACGCTTTTCCATTTTAGCAAAAGTATCCATATTCATCTTAGCAACATCAGACTCACGAATAGTCTCACTGCCACCATCAAGATCAACACTAGACTTGTTCTTAGTAACTACAGAAGATGCAGCTTCTTTAGCACTGGCTTTCTTGGCAGCAGGGGTAAGACCCTTATCAACTTTATAAAGATCAATGACACGAACCACAGCACGAGCATCTTCTTCATTCTCATAAAGAACATCCTGTACCCACTTTGGTTGTTCATCCGCCCAGTCATGAAAAGCATCTGACTTACGAAGATCATCAAAATCAGGATGACTTTCACGAATAGCATTAAGGGCTTTATTACGTACAGTCTCAGCACTCAGTTGTTCATACTCAGTAAATTGACGTTCATACTTCGATAGTTTCTCAGCAGCTTTCTTGTCAGCAATAGTCTCCACAATGGATGCTACATCAGGATACTTACGCGCCCATGCTGCAATGTCTTCATCCGACTTAGGTGGAAGGATTGGGCTATTATCTGGTTGAGCTTTTAGAGCCTCAAACTTCTTCTCCCACTCTTTTTCTTTTTCAGACATATGCCGACGAAGATCACCATAACGCTTTTTGAACGAGCGTTCTTCTGGGTCTGTAGGCTCTGCTTCTACAGTAGGTGCAGGTGTAACCTCTTCAGGTTTTTCCTCTACAGGTTCCTTACCCTGCATAAGGTCATTCAGTTCCTGCTCTGCTTCCGCAATACGTTGACGGTTCTTGCGACCAGAAGCATTGTGATCTACGAGTACTTTAGTGATAGCCATGTGTTATCCTTATAGTGGGGTCAGCCGAAGCTGAGTTGCCTTATTGTTTTCCTGCCAAACCTTTTGTCTTAGCACGGGTCTTCTTTGGTTTAGTTACAAGTCCACCTTCTGCAAATCTTTCAGAGCCTGCTTGTACCCTGACTTCTTGTGGGCCTGAGGGTGTGTTTACAGTTCTTGTAGGTGTAGGTGTTGGGGTAGCTACTGGGGGTCTAAACCCAGAGTTAGTAAAACCACCACCACTAGAATCTAGGGCAGGGGCAGTAATGTTCGTAGGTGTGGTCGAAGAGCCAGCCTGCCGATCCCTGTCATTATCCATACTATTACTACCAGAAGTATTACTAGAAGATACTGGTGCAGGTTTAGGTGCAGGGGTATTAGCTGCAGGTACTGGTGCAGCCTCAGGGGTTTTTTCTTTCTGTCTATCTTGGACGCTATTAACCAGTGCGTTACCCGTAGCTGCAACTTTGGTAAAGATTAACCCTTTTTCTATGGGAGAGAGATTACTAACATACTTCTTAACCTCTTCTGCCAAGGCTTTATATTGCGGTGTATTTGTCTCACCTTTAGCTTCCATAAGTTTCAGAGAAGCATTAGCATTTGCAACATTTTGGATATCTTTATCTTTTCCAGTAACAATACCAATAAGGCCACCTGCTAATCCTGCACTATCATCAGGAGTCTTAAGCGAGTTCATACCAAATTGGTAAGGGTCTTTAGTAATAGCGTCATAGTTTTCATCTAACCAAGCATTATAGTTAGCTGGCTCAGGTTGGTTGTTGTTATTGTCATTACGGTTGTTGTTGTTTGACTTTGGCGCTGGGGTTGCTGCCTTGGTTTCATCATAGGTATCTTGCAAAGCCTGTGTCCAAGGAACAAAACCCGGAGGGATACCCAGACCCATTGCTACACCATTGAAGAACTGAATGGTTTGCTTTTTGCCTGTTGCTGGGTCAAAGTATACAACAGCTTCAGTCTTTGTTTCTGGCATAGTGAAATCAGCACGATTAAACGCCATACCACCTTCAGCCATACCAGAGGTTGGCATACCCCCAGAGTCTGCCATAGCCTGCATTAGCATTTGTTCTTCTTCTGGGGTAAGCTCCTCGTCTTGAGCTTCCATAGGTACACCACGAGAATCAACAGGCGCACCACCAATGCGACCAGCAGACTCCATCTCCATCATACCCTGCTTGGCTTGACTACGTAGGTCTTCAAAGAAGCGCACACCGTAATAGCGTAGCACATCTGCTGGCACAACGTATTCGCCCCCAGAAAGTTTTGTGTCTACATCATCACGAACCTCAGAAGCCAAAGCTCCGGGAGGAATGTTGTTGCCAGTTACGGGTTCTCTTGACATACCATCATCGGCCATGCCACCCTCTTGCATTAGTCTATTCATCTGTTCTTCCTCTACCATGCCACCTTCGGCCATTGTGGGTTTTTTGTTTGTAGAAAGTGGGAGTCTTTCTGTTGGCATATAGTTATCACCATAGGAAGGTTCTTCTCCGAGCCTCGCATAAGGTGTACCAAAGTTGTCGGATATTCTGTTATAGATATCGGACGGCTTAGTTTTTAGTCTTTCCTCTGGGGTAAGTTTTGCCCATAACTGTGCTGCACGAGCTTCAATCTCCCCCTGATTTTCTTCATACTTCTTAAAGGCCAAGCGTTCTAACCTATCCCTATCTGCTTCAAATGCCTTAACAGCAGAGTCAACTTTTCTGGCTAGTTTGTCTAGCTCTTCTGAAGAAAGATTATTACTGTTCCCAGTAATGTACGCCTTCATAGCATCCTTGGAAGCTTGTTCGAGTTTGTTTAGTTCGTCTACATCCTCTGACATATCTTTAGCAGCAGTACGCCAAGGGCCGATTTCTTCCCGCTCACCTGTCCTAGGGTTTGTTTCTAATGATCTAGCAAAAAACCATTTGGGGGATGCACCACCAGGTGTTCCCTCAACTGCCTGAACCCCATGTTGCAATTCATGTAATAAGATATTACGTATCTCGTCTGGAGTAGTGTCGTCTAGATTATCCATACTAAGGCTGAGTATTTTTTTGTAAGCATTAAAGCTGGCTGAACCTTTACTTAGATTGGGGTCAAAGGCAACCTCAAAGTCTTCAACTTGTGGGTAGTTATCATAGAATTCTGAAAAATCAACAACGTCTTTAATAGGTAACTTGACTACTCCACTCTCTCCTTTGGCCAACCGATCTGCAGAAGTAGAAGGAATTACTTGTTGAAGTGCATCAAAGTCTCTAACAGACATACCCTCAGGATCAATATTAAATACTGGGCGCATGAAATTATATTCAGTCTGTGGTAAAAACTCGATGCCCGTTTCTTCATAGATTTTCTGCGGGTCTTCACCCCTATCAAGAAGGCGTTGTGCGCGAGCTTTTTTACCTCTAGGAAAATTCTTGGCGTTTTCTCCAGCAAAAATACGAGTGACATTAGGGTCATACACGTCTAGTAGTCTTGGTGCAGAAGCTCCCATCACCATACCAGCTAAATTCATAGCATCTTGTTTTGTGGCGTTGGGGTCACTGAAAGAACTTACCGTACTTGCAATACCTTGTGCAATGCCCTTAGCAAGACCTGTTGCTGTACCTAATGGATCATCTCTGACAGCTTCATAGGCAGCACCCACATTCTCAGTGATATTCTCTACTCTCTCACTAAGTCCAACATCTCTGTAGTTTACTGGTTGGACTTGGTATTTAACACCTGTGACAGTCTCTCTAATGTTAAAACCTAATTCATCCCTGCCAACAATAGGGTCTTTTTCTGGCATGGCCATGTTGGGGAGAGACATAGGGTCATACTTAACACCGTCAATCTCTGGGAGAGAAAACCAAGCTTCCTCTTTTGTGGTGTCTTGCTTAGGTGTCTCTGCTTTAGCCTTTAAGTATGCGTCTCGACGGTTTGGTGCAGAGAAGGCATTCTTGGTCTGTTCTCCCTCATTCATTCTGCATTCACCTTGTCACGAAGTTTTTGTAGTTTACGTAGGGTAAGTAGTTCGCCCTGAGCGCGATAGATATCAATAGGGTCTTTCACCTGTTCTAATGTTTTATAGCACGATTGGATCATATTGTCAAGTTCAGCAAGGAACTCTGGCCATAGCTTAGGGTCATTAACAAGGAGCTTTAGGCTCATTGCATACCTCC